TTACCAGGGCAAACTTTTAGAATCGAGAGATAACGATTATAAGGACGAAATCGTCCTTGCGATATTAACGCTGCCCATAATCGTGCTCGCCTGGGGGGTCTGGTCAGACGATCCGGCGGCGATGGAGAAGATAAATCTTTTCTTTGAGCATTTCAAAGCGCTCCCTTCATGGTTCACAAATCTCTGGATTTTGGTCTGTGCCAGCATTTTTGGTATAAAGGGAACTCAAATATTTCGTGGTGGTAAAAAATAATGCCTTTTAAGTCAGAGAAACAGCGAAGATTTCTCTGGAAAAATCATCCAAAAATTGCTAAAGATTGGACAGAAGCTTATGGGAGTAAACCTGTAGGTAAAAAGAAGAAGAAGAAAAAGAAAAAAGCATAATGTCAGAATTTGATTTTGTATTAAGACTCCAACGAGAAATAAAATTAAGACTTAAAGCATTGTCATTAGGAGTAACGTCCGGTGCTATTGACAATTTCGATAAATATAAATATATTACTGGACAAATTGCAGCTTTTGAAGCTGTCTTACAGGACATATCCAACCTGCTAGAAAAGAAGGAGCATTATGAAGACACAGGAAACGTTATCAGAATCGACAAAGACGAGCGAAGTCCCAAAAATTAAATTAGCGTTAGAACCAGAATTAAAAAAAGCTGCGAAAGAAGAAGCAGTAAAAGAAGCCAAAAGAAATAAACCACCAGAAAAAAATAAATTACCCATACCAACAGGTTGGAGAATTTTAGTTTTACCTTTTCAAATGAAAGAGAAAACTAGAGGTGGTGTTATCCTAGCGGAAACTGTTATTGAGAGGCAACAAGTTGCATCTCAATGTGGATTAGTTTTAGCTATGGGTCCAGATTGTTACCAGGATTATAAGAGGTATAAACAAGGTCCTTGGTGCAAGATCGGTGATTGGGTGTTATTCGCAAGATACGCTGGATCACGGATTAAAATTGAAGGAGGAGAAGTGCGTATGCTAAATGACGATGAAGTCTTAGCAACCGTCAAGAATCCAGAGGATCTCTTGCATGAATATTAATAATCATAGAGGAGTAAAACTATGCCAGTAGAAAAAGACAAAATGGTAGACATTGACACTAGTGGTCCGGGTGCCGAGGTCGAGTTACCAGAAGAAAAAGTAAAAGAAACGGAACAGGAAGTAGAGGTAAAAGATGAAACAGTTAAAGAAACTGTTGAAGAGCCTAGTAAGTCCGATGACACATCTCCGAAACCTGATGAGCAGTCAGATGTTCGAGATGGCCAGGACGATCAAGAACAAAGTAAACCGGAAGAGGACCAAAAGCTAGAAGAGTATAGCGAAGGGGTCCAAAAAAGGATTGCTAAGTTAACAAGAAAGTGGCGAGAAGCAGAACGTCAAAAAGATGCTGCTGTTCATTATGCGGATAGCGTTGAGCAAAAACGTAAAGCATGGGAACAACGGTATGCTAAATTAGATAAGACGTTTCTGAAAGATTCAGAAACTAGAATCAAGAGCCAGTTAGAAGCTGTTAAAGGCAAACTAGCTGCAGCAATTGAAGGTGGGGACACTGCAAAACAAGTTGAAGCACAAACAGAACTTAGTGCATTAACCGGGGATGCAAGAACCATTGAATCTCAAAAACTAAAAGAGGAAACCTATCAACAAGCACAACCTCAAACTCCAGCATATCAACGAGGACCGACGGAAACTCCGTCTTTGCCCCAAGTTGATGAGAAAGCTGAAGAATGGGCCGCTAAGAATTCATGGTTTGGTGCAGACCGACCTATGACATTTACAGCGTTCGAGATTCATAAAGATTTAGTTGAAAAAGAAGGATTTGATCCTAAATCTGATCAATACTATGCAGAAGTAGACAAAAGAATAAGGGTTGACTTTCCGTTTAAATTTGGTAAAAGTGAAACTAGATCGACTAAACCCGCTCAGACGGTTGCTCCGGTAAGACGAAGCGTAAAAACTGGTCGCAAACAAGTGAAACTCACACCTTCACAAGTAACTATTGCTAAAAAATTAGGTGTGCCACTCGAAGAGTATGCAAAACAATTAATAATCACGGAGGCATAGAAGCATATGGAAAAAGAAACCAATAAAACCCCTCGTGCGAGTCAAACTAGGTCTAAAACTGAAAGACCAAAAGTATGGACTCCTCCATCAGCGCTAGATGCGCCCGAACCCCCAAAAGGGTTTAAGCATAGATGGTTAAGAGCTGAGTCAATGGGCTTTGATGATGTTAAAAACATCCAAGGCAGACTTAGATCAGGATACGAATTAGTGAGAGCTGATGAATATCCAAATGACCAATTCCCTTCTTACAAAGAAGGAAAATATGCAGGTATCATCGGCCATGGTGGCCTAGTGTTGTCTAGGGTTCCGGAAGAAATTGTGGACTCGCGAAATGAGTATTTTGCTCAACAAACTAAAGAACGTAACGAGGCTTTAGAACGCGATTTAAGAAGGGAACAACATAAGAGTATGCCTATCTCACAAGATAGACAATCTCGTGTAACCTTCGGTGGTACAAAGAAAAGTTAATTTTTTAACAATTCTCGGGATAACAACCAATTCCCTATCACTGATTTAAATTAACCGTCTATAGGTAAAACTATGGACAAGGAGAACAAATATGGCAAACCAAGACGCTCCATTCGGTTTTAGAGCCGTTGGCGGAATGGGATCAAGCTATGAGACCCAAGGTACTTCCAAGTACCAAATTAATGACAACTACACTTCTGCGATTTATCAAGGTGATGTAGTTATGACTGGAGATGGCGGAAGCGATGGACCAACTAATACGTCCGTTGCAGGATATATCGCTCCATCAGCAGTTGGCGACAATAATAACGTGGGTATCTTCAATGGCTGTTTCTATAACGACCCGACAACTCAGAAACCAACATGGAAAAACTATTATCCCGGTGCGATTAACATCACACAAGGATATATTGATGCGTTTGTTTATGATAACCCTCAACAACTTTTCGAGTCTCAGACTGCAGGTACTTTAACGCAAGCTGATGCTGGTAATCTTATTGACATGGCTACATACGCTGCTGGTTCTACTGTAAACGGAAGTTCTAATGAGGAGCTGCATACTGCTTCAATAAGCAATACTGCTACTTTTAGAATAATTCGTTTATCAGGAGATCCTTCAAACAGTGATACAAGTTCAGCTAACTCGAACTGGATAGTAAGATTCAATGAATCTATTTACTATGACAGAGCGGTTAAGACAGCATAGGAGCATAACGACATGGCTATATCAAGAGCACAACTAGTTAAGGAACTAGAACCAGGTCTGAATGCACTATTCGGACTTGAATACAAACGATACCCAGACCAAACGAAGGAGATTTTCGTAAGTGAATCTTCTGACAGAGCTTTCGAAGAGGAAGTAATGCTTTCTGGATTCGGCGATGCTGCTGTGAAACCTGAAGGTCAAGGCGTAAGCTACGACGACGCTCAGGAAACATATACAGCTAGATATACGCACGAAACAATTGCACTCGCTTTCGCTATCACAGAAGAAGCTATCGAAGATAACCTCTACGATAGATTAGCTTCTAGATATACAAAAGCTTTGGCTCGTTCAATGGCAAGCACTAAGAATACGAAAGGTGCGAATGTACTTAATAATGGATTTTACTCCGCTACAAACCCAACGTTTGGAGACGGAAAAGTCCTTATTACTACAGACCACCCAACGCTTTCTGGTGATCAAAGAAATGTTATATCAACTGCCGCAGACCTTAATGAAACATCTTTAGAAACAGCGATTATAGACATTGCTAATTTCAAAGATGAAAGAGGTCTTAAAGTTGCAGCGCAAGCAAGGAAATTAATTCTTCCTGTGAACGTTCAATTTGCTGCTGAGAGATTGATGAAATCTCAAGGTAGAATCGGTACAGCTGATAATGACATCAACCCTGTGAAATCACTAGGTGTTGTTCCTGAAGGATATCATGTGAACAATTACTTAAGTGATACTGACGCATGGTTTTTGATTACTGATGTGCCTAACGGAATGAAACATTTCGATAGATCACCATTGAAAACTTCAATGGAAGGGGATTTCGATACTGGCAACGTTAGATACAAAGCTCGGGAAAGATACTCATTTGGAGCATCTGACTGGAGAGGTATTTACGGATCAGCTGGTGCGTAATAACTAACATTTAAATGTGGCGGGGCATAGTTCCGCCACATTTTACAAATACAGTGAGAATATGAGGAAATTTCTAATCAACATTTGGGCCTACGATTATCACGCTAAATTTGAAGTTTTAGCGGAGGATAATGGTAAATCTATTGAACGCTCTATCCTTGACAAATTGGGAGAAAAGAGTATAAAATGGGAATCAACGGGAATGTATAGAGATATTCCCAGACGCATAACCTATGAGGAGGTTAGTCATGACCGAAGACCTGTACAAACAAAAACGGTCCTTGGAGTTGAGGTGGCAGTTGGAGTATGAGCAAAGTGGTAAATATACTCTTAGTATGGTCGAAATTGATAAT